GTTTCGTCCCTACCCTCTATAATATCATAAAGAGTTGCAATGCCGGCGGCAATTGTTTTATCGTCGCTTATGTCGTCGCGCATATCGGTAACGACCGTAAGCACTATTGCCATTTGGTGTACGTCCTCACTGTTCGTGAGGTTTTGCGCTCTTGTTTCGTCTTTCGACAAAATGAGCGCCGGCATATTGCTTACCGGTATGCGTATCGGGTCGCCAAAGTAGGTGCGCTTAAAGACACCCTCACCAACGACCCCGGTAATGAGGTCTGCGTATTTTTTAAGTATTGGGTCTGTGTATAAGTCGCTCATGTTCTTTTTAATTTATTTACAAAATGCGTGTGGAAAATCTTTACCACCATTGCTTTTTGGTCATTGCCTAGCTTCATCATAACTCGTCGTGGAAGCACTGTACGTGGTTTGTTTGATTGGTGGTACCGGAAGTATGTTACTGCGTTCCATATCGTCGCGCTGTCTGCCTTCACCAGTGACTTAAACGACTTTTGCATTTTGCCTGTCTTTACAAGTGGTTGGTCCGAGAAACCTTGAGCGCGTTTCTGTGCAAGGTATTGCGGTTTGAGTGGTGGCCAGTTTTCCTCTACTGCTCGACCTTTGCTTGAAAAAACATCATTTGCAAAAACTCTTTTAAGGTCACGTGCTGTTTTGTCAAAGGCCGGTTTCCAATCCCCCATGGTTTCTTTTACTCCCCGAAGGTTACGCAAAAGTTGTTGCTCACCTTCAATGTTCCATGCGAGTTGAAATGCCATACTTAAAATCTTTTGTTAACTGTAAAATGTCTTTCCGGTGTGTCGGCTCGACCTACCCCGTCATTATCGGGGTACCCACGTAATCGGTTTGACTTGCTCGTTGGTGATAGCTCGGTGCCGTCGCTTCCTATGAGGCGTTGCCTTCCGTCTTGCAATGACTTGAGCATGCCGCGTGCTTCCCCTAACCATTTTTTACCTTCGCCGTCCGGTCCAAACTCTTCAAAATCTACATAACCGGCCGCAAGCAAGTCACAAATGGTACCCAACAACTCCGGTACTTCTGCCAAAGGCAACGTGTACCTCGAAGCAATCATTGAGTTAATTTCGTTTTCTGCTTGTTTTCTTTTTCTTTCAATTCTGCCGTCGGTAATAAATGGGTTGTTGGTTAATCCGGCTTGTACGCGGATATTATAAAGCGACGTGTAGCGTTTACTTTCGTCTGCCTCTACTGCGTCACTGTCGGCAATACTTGTTTCGTCGATGCTTGTTGCGTTGTAATACGTCGCCTTAAAATGTGTGTATCCTTCCGAGCCGGTGTACTCAAGTATTGTGCCTTGTGGGTCGTCAACTTGAATTGTTTTTGGCGAGCCGTCGGTTGTTAATTCTGTGTATGTCCCGGTCGCGCTTGTTGCACCATAAAACTTTCTTTGGTTGTATCGGTATCGTGTTACCGGGTCGCCCTTTTTGTGTGCAAACTTGAGCGTTGCAACTTGCACCGTAGTACCGGCCACAACCGCCGCATTTATCTGTTGAAGCTCTGCTTTTTCTGACCCTTCACGGCCAACAACAATAAAATCGTTTTGACTCAATCCGTCATTGCTCAAAAGTGTGAGTGCGACATTTGAGCCGGCGGAAACGTCTGCGTCAAGCTCGGTGCGCTCAAGTTTTATAAAATCCTCTGTTGGTGCAATTAAAGTTTTCATAGTATTGTTTGGTCTTTATTTTTTGACGGCAAAATTGCCTTGTCTGTACTCTTTAATTTTACTATATTTTTGTCGTCTTTTATAGTGCGCAAAATTGCTTTGCTTGTATTGCGTATTGCAGTAATGCTTTTATCGGCGATTGTGAGCAAAACAATCTTGCCTTTGCTCATAAGTGTTTTGACGGTCAATGTTGCAGTGAGCGTCACGGTTTCTGTGAATACTCTACCAAATACCGTGAGGGTGTTTATAGCGTCCGCCAAAGTTACTGACTCGGTGAAAGACTTTTGTGTTTGTTTTCTCAATGTGTCTGCAAGCACAATTGTTTCGGTAAATGACTTGCCAATTTGTCTGCTCAATGTGTCCGTTAGTGCAATTGTTTCTATGAACACACGGGCAACTTGTGTTGTGATGTTATCTGCCAACGTGACCACTTCTGTAAACGTCCGATTGATTTGCCGTGTTACTGTATCTGTGAGCGTCACCACTTCCACAAAAGCGTGCGCAGTTTGTTTGGTGATTGTATCCGACAAACTGACTGACTCGGTGAATGACTTTACCGGCTTTTTGCTCAATGAGTCCGTGAGGGTTACTGCCTCAACCAACGATTTGAAAAAAGTACCGATTTTTGATAGTACGTCTGTGAGCGTGATTGTTTCCGAAAATGACCGGGAAAGCTGTTTTTTTATGCTATCAGTCAACGCCACGGCTTCCGTGAGCACCTTAAATAGCGTTGCTTGGGTCAATATGCTATCTACAAGCGTAATCGCCTCTACGAACGATTTTTGAGCTTGTTTCGCTATGCTGTCGGCCAATGTGACGGTTTCTGTAAATATCCGTTGAGTTTGGCGTGTGAGTGTGTCTGTGAGCGTTATCGCCTCGGTGAGTGACCGCACCATGGTTTTTGCGATAGTATCTGCCAATGTGATTGACTCGGTAAATAGTCTGCTCGTTTGGTTTGTTATAGAGTCCGCCAAAGTGATTGCCTCAACAAAAGTATGCGCAATTTGTTTTGCAATAGCAGTGCTAAGCGTGATGTTTTCTGTAAACACCTTTGCTGACTTTTTCGCTATTGTGTCTAATACTATTATAACTTCGTTAAAAGATTTTTGTGTTTGTATTGTTTTTGTATCTACTAAAGTTATAGACTCTGTAAGGTTTTTTGTATATGCTGTGCTGCCCGCTGTATATGTTGCGTATATAGAATATTGCATTGTTACCGTGTTTATGCCATTTGTGCCACCCCAAGGGTCACCATTCATCACATAGGCATCATCGTTGTCTGACGCTGTATACAAAGTGCCGGACGATACTGTGTCGTAATATATCTGGCCTCTGCCTATATATGCGTCACCGTTTGCGTCTTCTGACCAGTGCACCCAATAGTTACCGGTCAAGTTACCGTTGGACACTAAAGTTTTTGTTTTCCACGCTGCGGTCGTACTGACTGTTACCGTGCCAAGTGCGAGCCTGTTATTTGGAGTATTTGAGCCATTGTCGTCATATAACGCTGCCTTTATTGCGAAACCGCCGGAGGGCTGCGATACATACATACTTATTGAGTCCAAGTCAAACCCACTTCCGACTGCGTATTGTTGTGCCGAGCCGAAACTGGTATATTGTGACGACATATCCGCACTAGAAGCACCAACGCTAGTATAACCAAATGTTGGGTCAACTCTCACTGGGTAAGCTGCGCTGTCTAGCCACTCTTTGCTAAACTCCATTTTAAGCTCTCCGTTCTTTTCGTCGACAGTTAAGTGACCCCATTCTCTGTCGCCATTTGCGTCTTCTGCGTATGGTCTATAAATATGAAATGCTTTACCTGTCTTATAATCTTTGCCCCCAATAATGTTACCTTTTCTTTTTTTATGATAAACAGCATAACTACCTTCAACGTCGTACGGACGATGTAATCCTTTTGATTTTTCTTCTGATGTAAGTGCCGGTTGATAAAAGAAATCTAACCCCTTTGTTTGTATTGTAAACCTAAAAATACCGCTCTCTGGTGGTTTTTGTAGTTCAAGCTCAAACTCAAAACCTTCGGTGTCGTGCATACCTAACTTGTCTTTGCGAACCATATCTTTCCTCCACTCATCGCTTATTGCAATTTTTTCTTTCGCCTCTACTGCTCTTTCTTCCGCAACAGTTAGCTTTGATATTTTATGCTGTATACCTAATGCGCTCAATGTTTCAAATACCACATGTTCGACAAACTTCTCTTGTGGTATGTCTGCGTTTATACTATGCAACTTACCATACGTGGTACCGACCTCGTCCTGACTGTCATACTTAACACCTGCACGATACAACTCCATTGATTTGTTATACTCACAATCAAAGTTTACGTATGCGCCAAATAAATTATCCTCTATTGAAGTAGATACAATCTTCTTCTCTTTGTATAATAACTTCTTACTGCGTGACACTCTGAAATGTTTACTCTCAAACCCATACGCCAATAGCCCTTTTGCGACATTATCCATGAAAGCGTGCCGTATATCTTCTGCTCTAGAGTGTTCGATACTCAACATCACCATTCCTTTGTCTATATACATTGGGTTTGACGAAAACCCCGTAAGAAGTCTATATACTGGTAATCTAATGTCCTCATAGTAAAAGTCACTAACTAAGTTACTAGAGCCGAGCAAAAAAAGCATCGGTCTATCTACGACGCTTATAAATGCAATTTGAGATTTGTTGCCACGTACATTTTTATTAAACTCGTACGTACTCAAAAAACGCTCTGGTGCCACACCATAATTCCGTACCACTCGAACAAATGTTGGGTCGTGGTACTTACTAATGTCTTTTGATACGTTATAAAACTTTACACTCTTTTTGTCGTCGGCTAATGTTACTATATCACCCGCACCATCCAACGTGATAGCGCCATGCATGTTTTCTTTTAGGCGCACCGATAAGTTCACCTCATTATCCCAACGCTTTAGTTTAATCTGGGGCATGAAGTCGTCTTGCATTATATCTCCGACTTCCACCTCAATACGGTCACGCACGTCGTCTTTGGCTTCATACGAATATGCGTTTTTATGTTTTTTTTTGAAATTATTTAGTTTTGGCATGGTTTTTTGTCCGCTCACGTTTCCATGCTAATTGGCTCTACTTATAGCAGATTATCTTTAGTCAACGTCAACGTCCCAAGTTATCTGCAAACTGTCGCCGTTGGCAACGTTGATTGCTGAAAATACTTGACGACATAGCAAGGTACCAACTGTCGCCGCGTTAAGCACACCACTTTCGGTAACTGCAAATGAGGCCGTAAAGTTGAATGTGTTAACAAGTCGTGCGGTATCATTGGTCACGTCTGTTGTGACACGTGACGCTGTGGAGTTAGCACGCGCACCACCACCGGTTGTAATTTCTGCACCAAGGGTCGTGTCGCCAACTGCGGCCGCAACTGCACCCGTACCGATTGCGATATATGTAAATGCCGCTTCCGCGCCCGAGCCGTTGATACGTGAAGCTACGCCGGCCGCACCCGCGTTTGTAATAAGGTTGGCAATAGTCATGCTATTGGTCCAATGCCCTGTTACTCCCGGGATACGAAGGCCGTAAAGCGCAAGGTCCGCTAGGAAACCACTTTTGCGGTTGCCTTCTGCGTCGTATGCGTCTACATGGCGACGTACAAACTCAAGCACCTTTCGGCCGAGTTTGTTTACGTGGAAAAGGGGCTTAAGGTTCCCTTCCGCGTCGCGCAACTCGTAATTTACGTTTTCGTAAAGTCGTAGTCGCGCCTTTTCTTTGCTTACTGTGTTCATGGTTTGATTATAACTTAAACTTTTAATTTTCGCTTTCGCCGTCGCCTTCCTCGACCGGTTCGCTATCCGAGCTAATTTCAACCTCGCTTCCCACAAGGTTTTCTTGAATATCCCGGACATTGGCGTTTGCGGCTTCTCTTTTCTTATCTACTTTTTTATTCTCAAGCTCGTTTTCGTACTCCTTGACGTGTGCGCTTACTTCTTTTGCCACGTCCTCTTTGCTTGAGGCAACGTCCAAGCCAATACGTCGGGTTTCTACAACTTCACCTTCGGCATTAACAATGTCAAAGGCAACGTCGATAAACTCGGTGTTGCTTGCTTGGTGTCGTACTTTTTCTGCGCTTGTAATTTTAGCTTTGTGCATGGTGTTTTTACTTTAAGAAGGCCGTAACCGCGTAAGTAAACGACGCGTCCGCCCCTGTTGGGTCTACTACAACGCCTCGGGCGCGTAGTCGGTCGCCAAAACCAATTTGCAACGCATTGCCGGCTGTTTGGTCGGCTGTTGCGTCTGTCGCATTACTTGAAGCAACCGGGTTGGCCACAAACGACATGACGAAACGCTTTGTACCACCGTTCCCCAATACTTGGGTAAAGTGGCCAATGTTAACCCAAGTCGTGCCACCGTCAAATGAGGTGTCAATGTACACGTCCAAGGTGTCGTCAACTGCCGTGGCCGCCGCCGTCACGTCGAGAATGACCGTAAGTTGCGTGTAGTGTCGTTGCAACTTAACTGCCGTCCCGTTTTCGGTTCCGGCCACTTGAGCGGCCGAGGCCCTTAATGTTTCGATTGCTGTTAACATAATTGGTTACTGATTAAAGGTTGTCGCCGGCATTTTCGCCTTCGCCGGTTCCTTCACCTTCGCCCTCGCCTTGTCCTTCGCCTTCACCGGGTATTGTGTCCTCACCGTCACCGGGTTGTGGCTTCTCGACCTTTCCCGGTGCAACTACTCGCTCACCTTCTACGTCGTCGTCCTCTCGTTTGACTTCGTTTACTGGTGGCTGTGGTGTTTCCGGTTCCTCGTCCTCAATGTTGGCGTTTGGGTCGCTAATAATGTTGTCGTTAAGCAACTGCGTTGCGGTAGCTTCGTCAAGGTCGATTGTGTCGCCTTTCTTAAACTCCTTACCGTCGTGCTTAAGATTTGATTTTACTTTGTAATTTGACATAGTAGTTTTTTATTGTCTTAATTTTTAATCACCTATAACGTACTCGACAAAAATTACCATTTTGCCGGCGGTCAATGCTTCAACCGCTACCGCAACAACAATTTCGCGCTCTGCCGATAGCTTGACAAAGTTTGCCGCCGCACCCGCTTGGATACCTTCGGTATAACCGGCGTCCCAAGGGTTGGCAACGTTTGAAATTGCAATTGCCGCCTTAACATCACCGGCCGTTTGCGTGGTAACTGCTAGGGTTGCCGCGTCGGTTGCTGACGTAAAGGTTGTAAGCACTTCAAACCATGCTCGCGTAATCACGGCGTCGTTCGGAAGGTAAACCCCCGTACCGTGTGAAGCAATGGTTGTGTTTGCTACTCCGGCGCTGTCTGTGCCGGCCGTGTCAAACAATGCTGTTGCGACCTTCTTTACAGTAAGGCCGTTTTGACGAGTTACTGCCCCTCGCTTCATTTTGAAGTCCGGCGCACTTACTCGTTGGTTAAATCGTCTATCTAATGACATGGTGTTTTTGTAGTTAATACGGTGGCTTCCGTTCCCCGCGCTCAACCGAAGTTGAGCGTATCGATGGAAATCCCACTACCCACAATTAAGTTTCGAGTGAGCGCGGGGGCCGGAAGGCCCACCGTAATCCAATAACTTGTAAAGAGCTTTAAGCTACCGCGTTTTTGATAAGGTAAGCGGCTTCCGTTGCGACAAACTTCTGCACGTAGTTTTCGTTTACACGAACAAAACGTGCTTCTGCGTCCTCGTCGTCCCACTTCTTGGTCTTTCGGTCCTCATACTTGAAGGTAAAGCCAAGGGTGATTGAGCGAAGGCGTGCGGCCGGTGTAATGTACACCAACCAAGCGTGCTTGCCCCAAATGTAGCTCATGCTATCTGTTGCACCCTCTGTTGCGGTGTTGTAAATAGCTTCGGCTACGATAACCTTTTGGACGTTAAATACTCGCGCAAGTAGTTCCTCTGTGAGTACTCCAAGCTGTGAGTATTTTACTTTCTCGATAATGTCCGGGTGGTCTGCCAATTTGTCGAACACTTCCTTACCAACAATCATTGTGTTTGGCTTTCGGCCAATTGACTTTTGGACGGTTGTTACGGCGGTCTTTACGTCGCCGATAGGGTCCGAGTTGGTGTAGTCACTCCATTGTGACGTACCGGAAAGTGTCGTGTTTTGGGTAATCGTTGCTGTTGCCGCCATTGAGGTTGCAAGTGCAACTTCTTTGTCGATAAGCAACTGTTCCGTAACATTCTCGGTTGCGTCCCTTTCGGGTGCAAGTGCCGTGTCTGCCTGTCGGATAATTTCCCAAGGTGTTTTCTCTTTCAAAGCGTGGTCCTCGGTTGAGTAACTAGCCGTTGATAGGCCATGCTCAACTTCGTTGGCCTTCGCACCGGCCGCACGCTTTGTAGTGTTTCGGCGAAACTTCGCCCTGTCGTATTGGTAGTATTTCCCGTTTTCTGTTCCAACTTTCATTGACGGCATAATCATTTCCGAAATATACATTTCGTTTTGGTATGCCTTCGATACGTTGGAAAGTACCGGGTCTACTACTACGTCGCGTATTACTAACATGGTTGTTTAAGAATTAAGAGTTAATAATTTTAGTAGCGGAAGTGCGTAAGCTGTATCTCGATAACGTCGCCGTCTGCGGCGGCCGCTTCCAACGCTCGACCAATTACAACGTCGCCGGCGGTAGTTGTAGTAACTGCCTTACCAAGCGCCGTGGTGGTGACATAAGCACCAATAGCAATTGCCGCACTTGCGACAACTTTTGAAGTACCGGCAAAACGGTATAGTGCCGCTTCCCCCGACTTCGGCTTGTTTTGAAGGACACCAACGAGCAAGTCGGTTGCGCCTTCGCCAACCTCAATGTCGCCCGTTGCACTTTGCTGTACGATATAGTACTGCTTTGTGTCCATATCCTCGCCGGCGGTACCGGTTCGTTCAAAATCTTTGATTGATTGTGACATGGTTTTTAAGTGTTTAATTTACTAATGTTACACAAGCTCTCGCTCGTATCGCTTTGCGAGTTCCGGGTTTTCGCTGAATACCTGCGTTACCGCGTCGGCATACTGCATACCCTTGTTCTCACTCATTACCTTTTTCGCAAGGTTCTCAACCTCACTGGCCGCGCTTCCTTCGGTGTTTCCACCGTGGCCCCTCTCGTTAAAGATTTGAGTTGCCGGGATTGCACTTACAATCTCGCTAAACTCTTTGCGCTGTTTGTCGTTAAGGCCTTCCATGAAGGACAATACTTTTGCCTCATGTTTTGGCAATATGCGTCCGTTCGAGTTCTGCTCGGAAAAGACGAGTTTGCTTGCCTCTGCCTTAATTTCTGCTTTGCGCAATTTCTCTGACGCTTCATAGCCGGCATTTGCCTTGTTTGTAAGCGCTTTGACTTCGGCCATTGTCATAATGACATTGCCTTTCTTGTCTGTCTTAAACTCTGACGCGTTTTGCTGTTGGCCTTCGCCTTCGCCTTCCCCGTCACCTTCGGTGCCTTCGCCGTCGCCCTCACCGGACCCGTCGCCTTCACCTTCGCCGCCTTCGTCGCCACCCTCGGTGCCTTCGTCGCCGCCTTCTGTTCCTTCACCGTCACCCTCGCCCTCACCTTCGCCGTCGCCGCCGTCGGTGTCGAGTACTGACTTAAAGGTTTCTTTTTGCTCGTCGTTGAGTTCGCCCTTATGCTCGACGATAAATGCTTTTTCCTCGTCGGATAGGTCCTCAACCTTTTTTGCAAGTAATTCTTGTAAGTTCATGGTTTCGTTAAAGTTAAATTGGTTGTTAATTTTCGGTTCGCTTAACACGACCGCTTCTAATTCCTTGAAGTAGGGCTTATTGGTTAACGCACCCCCTACAAGCACGTTGTTGTGTATGGTCCGGGTTTCCGGGTCCTCATACTCACTGTAAAACTCGGGTGAGAAATACTTAAATGCTTTCTCGGCCAAAAGGGTTTTGCCCTTATTGGTCCATTCTACCACGGCATACAAGCCGTTGGCGCCCCTGTCAATGAGTTCGGTAAACCAACCTATCGCCGGTAGCTCACCGCCACTCATACCGTTGTCGTGGCCTTCCGTAATGGGTATGCCTTTACGCAAGCCCGCGTCAAAGTTTTCCTTAAACTGCGCAACGTCCTCGCGCTCAATCACGATTGGACCATAGGCCGGGTGGTTCCACTTGCCTACGGGTAACACGTGTATCTCGCGTGGCACTTCGCCGCTTGCGGTGGTTTCCGCAAAGGCATGCACGTTGATTGGAAATATCACGGGCAACCGTTTTGTTTTCTGGTCCTTTACTAACATGATTTTATTATACCTTATTTATAAAACTGTGGACAATACAGTGGACATGTGTATTACTTTTCCCGTTTCTTTGCTTGCCTTTCTGCCGGTGTGTTCTTTTTGACAATCGGCTTTGGTGGTTGGGTAAGCTCATTTGTCGCGTCCCCTATACGGTCGCGCAAGCTGTTTGGTACTCCGGTAATGTTCGGCTTGTTTTCCTCGGCCTCTAATATCTCAACCCAAATGCCACGGCAATTGCTGTGGAAAGTCCCAATCTTTGCAAGTGGGTCGGTTTTTTCAATAATCCTTTCGTCAATGCTCAAGCAATAGTTACACGTCTTGCTGTCCAATATCTCTGACCGTTGCAATGCAAAAATCTTGCTTGCGTTTCGGTCAAAGACGGTTTTGCGACCAAGGTTGATATGTCCGGCAATTACCACGGCACTTGTATCCCGGGTCACTTTTTCAATAACTTTTACAATTGCCGCGTCGACCGCGCCGGCAATAGTGGCCGGGCTTTCACCCTTTGCCAATCTGTCTGCCAATACTGTTTTGGCTTCACTCGTTAGTTGTTGCGTATGCTTTGCCGCGATATTATCCGCACTTATGGTTATTGAGCGCAACACGTCTGCATTGCTTGGTTGCGCTTTCAATCCCATTTCTCGAGCGGCGTTATTTTTACCAAACGTATATGCCGCTTGCATAAGGTCATTGAGCAACTTTGTGTAACTGTTCAAAAAGGCAATTTCCAACTCTTTGATTTTGGCAACGTCCTTTTTTTGGATTGCCGGCATGAGCTTTGCAAGGTACACGTCCTTTTCTTTTTGCAATAACTTCCGGCTCTTGTCGGTTAGCTCGCCCTCGAGCTTATCCATTTGCGATTGTATGCTTTTGAAGTTAACTTTTTTCTCTGCAAAGGTGAGTGGTCGCCAACCCTTAAAGTCGTTGTTTTCTTGGAAGTACCGCCATGTGAGTTTGTCGTACCGGTCCCCAAGCACGCCGGTTGCTACCGAGAAAAACCTTTGGTGCTTCTTAAAACCGCGCATTGACTTTAGGTTGCCTAGCAATAGGTCTATCTGCTCGGCCATTCCCATACCTTCGAGCCGTTTATCAAGTGCTTTTTCTATTTCCTCGGTGGATATTTTTTTTTTACGCAATAGCTCGCTCATTCCTAGTTCCTCTGTCGTTTCCTCAATCTCTATGTCCTCGACTTTTTCTGTTTCCACGTCCTCGTCCTCGTCGGTACGTTCCGGCAAGCCCAAAAGCTCACGCACGTACTGGTCGTCGCCCTTCGTTGGTTTGAGGCCACCGGATTGTGTAAAGCGTTGGTATGCGGTTGAAAGTTTATCAACGTCAACGCGCGAAATGCCGTTGTAATCGAGTTCCGGGTATATCTCTACACCGTCAAAGTTGAGGTCGACAAGTTCCTTAATGGCAAACTTGTTAACCACATCAACAAAGCTGTTGGCGATTGCTTCCAGTGATTGCAAAAATAAGTTGGTGTGGTCCTCGCTCAATGCTCGGCTACCGGTTGCGCCGCTTCCAAGGTCAAGAAACTGTGCGAGTACCGACAATACAATTTGCCGGTTGTGATACATCATTGTCTTTGAAGGGTCGCGTGTTGTGTGCGCCTTCATGTCCTTAAACTCAACTTCCATGTCGTCGTACTCAAGCAAGTATCCTTCCTCATGCGCACGTAGGTTTTTCAAAATGTTTTCCGCTCGGGTTACGTCTGCGTCGTTGTGTCCATGTGGTAATTTTACTGCCGGTACTCCAAGGCCTTGGCGTTCGTGAGCAACGCTGTCGATACGTTCAAGGTTTGCTTTTACAAACCAATGTTTATAAGCGGCGCGAAGTAGGGAAGTACCCCACCAGTTCTCACCTTCAATCTCATTTACGAAAACAAGCAACTTTTCCATTGGTATTGAAACGGCCGCAACTGTTCCGGTTGCAAGCTGTTGCACGCCCGTGTCGCCGCTTGCTGTTTCCCAATGCGTAATACTCTTTGGCATGCGTGGTGCAAACTTGTGCCAAATGACGCGGTTTACTCCGTCCACTTCCCTTACGGTAAATACTTTCTCAAAGAGCATGACGCCAAAAGGAAGCATGAGCAACGCTTGTCGCAAGAAGTCGTCCCATGTAATCGCCATTTCGTCAAACAACGCCCTTTCTATGAAGTTCCTTACCTCAATGTCCTTTTCGTCGTCACTGTCGATTTTTACAAACCAGTTGGCACGCCGGATAGGAAGCTGACATGCCGAAATTGCCGCACGCACTGTTGCGTCCGACTTTCTCATTTCGTCGTAAATCTTAATTCCCTGTATGCCGGATAGTTCCGGGTTGTATTCCTCTGTGATTATGCCCGAGAAAATGTCGGTGCCACTTGCACCAATAACTTTTCTGCTTGCGGTTTTTATTTCTTTGTCTTTAGTCGCCATATTGTTATATAAATTATACCACGTTGGGGCTTAAAACCTTTTTTTCATTATCCCCCGAGAAATGGTGCGTGACAATTCGTGGTCGACCTTTGGTAAATCGCTTGGCGTGTGCCTCTTAATGCCGAGTGGCCAATGCTTGAGCGCACACATGGTTGCGTCCGGTATGTGGTCGTCTTTCTTTGCCGCCTTGTTTGTGCCTTCGACATATCGGTAACGCTTGTGTTGCCACTTTGCCTCTTGAAACCTTGTTGGGATTTTCTTTTTCTTATTTTGAAAGTGCGCACGATAGTTTCCCAACATTTCGTCTTTCTCTTTTGAAAAAACAACCTCAATGACCTTACACCCTAAACGTCGCTTGTTGAGTTCTCTTTGTAGTGCGTCGTTTTCAAACTTTCCGGCGCTGTCTGCATAAATAAATCGTATGCCGTAGGTTTTAACGTCTGCGCAAACGTCCTCAATGATTGTTTCGCTTGCGACTTGGGTGTAGTTCCTGTTTTGTATGGTGACTTTTACGGCGTCCGCGTGGTTCATTTCGCAAACCCACGACGTCATGCTTGAAAAGCCCCAATCGAGGCCACCGACAACTTCCGCGCCCTCTTTATAATTGTACTGTTTTTCTGTCGCGCTATCAAACATAGCCGCCTCAACGTCAACCGGGTCAAGCACCAATCCGGCCGCGCTTGGACGCGTTCCCATAAACTCAACCAAAAACCAATCGAGTGAGCGCTTACCTTGCCACGCGTCAATAATGTTTTCGACATGCACCCACCCGTCCGGGTCACCGGTGCGACCGTTCGCCAAGTCCTTGAGTTTGTGCAAGTCGGGTATTTGCCGGTTAAGTTCTTTGTCATTCCAAATGGCCGGGTCAAATGTTTTGGTCACGTCGAAAATGTCCCATGTAAAGCGAGTGTACCCGAGTTCGTCGGCTTGGTCCCATATCTCTTGAAATGCGCCAAACACTTTATGAAAAGTCGAAGTAATGATTGTGAGCGGGTCCGGGCTTGAGGTGACCATTGGCAATGCGTCGGCCAATATCTCGTCTTTTGCTTCGCATGCCTCGTCGGCCATAAGCACGTCCGGGTGAGGACCACGTACCGCCTTTGGTGACGCGGGCAATGCCTTAAAGTAATTGCCTTCGTGGCTCTCGGTGTTTTCCATGAGCGGGTCTTTTTTACAAAACCTCAACGCCGCCTTGCATGAGTACACAATTGCCGAAAAATATCCGTACACAATCTTTGCTTGTGCGAGTGAGCCGCCCATGTCGACAATCGAGCGTTGCCGTAATAACCAAAGCGCAAAACCGAGCGCACCCATGAGTACACTTTTACCGCCACCTCGAGGCCCGGTAATAATTACCTTCTTGCCGGCTTTCCCGGTCCATATCTGTGCAAAGATATACCGAAACTTTTTTGGCCACTTAATTTGCGGGTAGTACGTTTTTATAACCGTAATCGGCTTGTCTTTGTACACCTTCCAAAAATGGCGGTCGTCGCTTGGCACTTCTGCCAACACCTCGTTTTTAAGGCGTTGCGTTAGCTCTTGCATATTCTGCTTCGGCGACGAGGTTTGCAAGTGTTTCATAGAATTGTGCGCGTTTATTTTCTGGTAATAGTTCGACCAATGAGCGTATGTCGTTATCGCCCAATTTCACCTCACCCAATATCTCGAGTACGTGCTTGCGGTCCCAACCCTCAACATAAAGCAAAAACAACTCTACGTCGTAGGCCATACCATACCGGATACACCGTTGCTTAAGCCCCTCGAGTACGTCCGGGGTGTCCTCACACATTTTTAGTATTTGCGCCTCGCGCTTGAGGTCGAGAAAGTCCGGGCGCTTTTTCCAATCAACCAATGTCTTTTCTGTAATGTCGTACTTTTTGGCAAACGCCTTTGCTGTTTCAATACCGACTTTCTGCCGTTCTTTTTTTGTGAGTGTTGACCAATCAATGAAACGCGCAAAAACGTCCTTTTTGTAAGGTTGAAAGCCCCCCCCTTTATTATTTACCTTTCTTGCGGTTATCATATCCCTTTAATTATAGCAAACACGTTGAAGTCATGCGATATATTTGCTCTTGCGTCTACCTTCTCAAATGTTAATTGTTAATTTCAATGTTAATCGCTGTACGGGTAAAACACTTCGTACCGTAACCAATCTATACCTTCGGTAATAAACCCGGGTACGTATCGCTTATCCCGTATCAACGTAAGGCGCCAATAAATGGCCCGCTTTGCTTTTTCAATCATAGTTACTTAATTCGCTCGTAAAACTTTATAAGGTCCCAATCACGTACAAGGTGCGTCGGCTTCCTACTCGGTGCGTTCTCGTCAACACGTGTCGTTTGCCAAAAGCCCCGGCCGTGCCGTCTTTTAATCTCTACAACGGCGCCTTTAAGCAACCCTTGGCTTTTGCTCGCCCATAGTTGCCCGGGTCCAATGCTGTTTATAATTCGCTTCTTTTCATTGTTCCCCATGCACTACATGTTGCTTAAAATGTGTTTAATGACTTCCACGTTAAAGGCGTTGCCAAGTGCCTTAACCCTTTGCGTTTTTGATATTCCCTCGGTGTAGTTGTCCGGCAACGACTGCAAGCGTTCACACTCCACCGGCGTTAATGGTCTTACGTAGTTTTTCCAATAAAGCATACTGTCCCCGGCAACACTCGTTATAGTGTTTGCCTTCCCGTCTTTTCTTACCTCAATTTGCTTTTCTCTTTTCACTCCCGGTTTCTTTTGTCGTGGAAATGTCCTACTCGCGCAACCGGATATTTCGTAAAGCCCGGTTTTGGCGCCCGACCCACCACCATTTGCCTTTAGTGCAATACTTTTTCCGTCAATTGAATATACGCGCCCCGACATTCCTTTTGCCACGGTTCCGACCTGCACCGGCTTTAACCAAACCAATGTCCTTTCTCTATGTGTCCCAAGGTTTTTTACATTTGCACCTTTGCTATATGAGGCGGTTATAGTTCTTGCTTTTGCTTCGGGTGTAAATCCACTCTCTATAACGTCCTTAAGCATAATGCCTCGGTCGGTTGGTTGCTCGATACCTTTAATGTTCGTTCAAAACAAACGCTTACGTGATTGAGCCGAAACCAAGGCGGCGTCAATCATTATTGGTTCCACTCCCAAAATCTCTGTAATCTTTTCTTTGCTTTCCCGGTTCATGCTCGCCACGTTTTCAAGTACAAAGTATTTTGGTTTTGCTTCTTTTAAGATACGTACAAAGTCAAAAAATAGCTTGCTACGTTTTCCGGCCAGGCCTTCTCTGTTAACCTTCGCAACGCTTAAATCTTGACAAGGCGACCCGCCAATTATTAAGTCAACCCCGGCAAAGTCGGTTCCGTTTATGTCCTCAACGCTTCCGAGTTGTTTTGTTTCCGGGTGTTGATTTTGTGTAACCTCTATTGTGTACTTGTCCACCTCACTTGCGTAATACTCCGGGTCGTACCCGAGTTTTTTTAATGCCTCTTGCGCACAACTGATACCGTCAAACAAGCTCAATACTTTAATTTTTTTCATTTTCTCTTTTATATTTTTCTACTAATTCCGGGTTTTCCTCGCGCCACTCGTTCCAACTCTCATGCGTCAAAACATGCGCGACCCATTCCGGGTGTTCCGGTTTGTAAGGAAACGGGTCTTTACCGGTAGCGCACCTTTCGCACACTTCCTTGCACTCGCAATTACAATTGTCCTCATGGTCGCACGTCCCCTCGTCGCCGTCGGTCTTAAAGCACTCCATTTGCAAGTGCTTACTGCAAAAGTACCGGTCGCACCCTATCTCACTAAACGGCTCGCCGGCACAAGCAAATGCCATGCCACGGTCAATTTCCTCGTTACACTCCGGGTGTTCGCAATATGTCGGTACACCGTACCCGCCGTGACGGTAGCCGCCCGTGTCCTTTCCAATTCTGTATACTTGGTATCCCATGTTTTCAATAAATTATTTTTCCAGTAATGCGCGTGTTTGATTGATAGGCGAGCAAAGGCACTTGGTCCAATACATGCCATGCCGGTTTCCTTGCCATTTCCCCGGCCGGTTCGTAACACGCAATCTCGTACCGACCGCAATAAGTCCTCATTGACCAGTTAAAGCGAAACTCCCGCGTTTTGTAGTAACTGCCGGGGTGCCGGATAATGACCGGCTCAACCTCAATTTCAAACATGTACTTAATCCTCTCTGCCAACAATGCGGCGAGTTTTGAAGGTCGGCGCACATGTGCCGGAAATGGTACTTGTTTGAATACCCGCATAACTAATCGTCAATAGAAAAGCCGCAACACTTCGAGTGTATGCGACCCATTAAGTCGAGGTGCCGGGCAATCGGGTACCACTTCCAAACTTGCCACCTTGGTATCTCAAGGAAAGCGTACCCTAATTCTGCCGCAATTATTTGTGTGTCGTGTTCCTCATGCTTGTTAGCTCTCAATTTCTGTTCCTTCGCTATCAAGGAAGCTATTAACTGTTTCCTCGTCGTATTCTTGCTCGTTGTTTTGCTCATGCTCAAGTTGTTTTCTTACTCTGTCCGCGCAAATGTTTTGGTATTGTTCTTGCGAAATGCTGAAACCGCATTGGCAAGTGATATATCCGGGGCGACCCTCGACCATGCTTTTAACAAGGTCCTTTTCACATTTTGCGCACCGATTGTTTTTAAGTAAATGCCATTTCATATACCTATTTTCTCTTTGATTTTTCCCCACATTGTTTTCTTTTCCTCGGGGGTTAATGGCTCGAAGTAGTTTACCTTGAGTGAAAGGCCGAAGCCCAACACCACCACGGCGAAGTCGAGGCGGTCTAATCCACTGTCGCGGTCGAAATATACCGAAATAATATCAACTGCGAAGTCCTTAATCGTTGCGCCTTGCCACTTATTTACCGTGTGTATGTACACCAAGGGTGTGAGGTACACTACAAGGTTTCCGTGCTCAATTACCGTTTTCATGTTCGCCGTTCATTCGCGCTTCTTTTTCTGCTCTGCGTTTTGCGCGACAATCGGGACAACGTTTTGGAAGGTAAAAGCCCTTGTCTGTGTAAAATTGTTCCTCACCCTCGGTAATGACAAATGTTTTGTTGCACCCCTTCTCAATACATTTGTGTTCTGTTTCTGACATGATTTTTATTTTAGCACATTGCCGGTTAAGTGGTTAGTAATTATTTTGCTTCCTTGCCTTCGTCCTCTTTGCCTTCGTCCTTTCCAAAGGATATTGGAAACGGTACGAGTTCGACGTTTTCCCACTCACTCGAAAGTGAGCCGCTTTCGTCCTTCTGCAAAAAGTCGTCAATAATTTGCACGTAGCTCTTTGCATTTGCGGCCGCCTTCCGGTAGTTCTCTATAAGCTCGTCAATGCTTGTGTACTTGCCGGATTGTGGGTTTTGGCGCTGATAATTTGGGTCAATTGCCTTGATTGCTTCATGGCGTCGCAAGTCCAAAAGGTTGTCCATTAACTGCTTTTGGAAATTGTTACGGTGTTCCATGAGTATATCCTTGTCGCTTCGCTTCTCGATTGTTTTTGTATCTGACATGTTTTATTTTTTAGTTATTGTTGTAATCACGTTGCCGGCCGCTTTCTTGCGTCTAGCAACTTCCTTTTTTCTCAACCGGTGTTTTCGACTTGCCGGCAATATGCCTTCCCCGGCTTGCAATCTAGGTTTTATGTTTTTCCGTCGCACAATTTTTGTGCCGTCTTTAACGACCTTCCGGCCGGTTTTGGTCTGCACTTCTTTGTACTTCGGCACTTCCTCGTCGTGCGAGGTTGACTTGTTGCGTGCAATGTTACGCTTTTTCTCGTAATCCTTGCGACGCTTTTTTGCTTTCTCTCTCTTTCTTAATGTGGTCATGGTTTATGCTTCCTCGCCAAGCTCAAGTTGCACCGCGTCGAAATCAAGGCGTATTGGCTTGTTCAACTGCTTTGCAATCTCTTGCATTTCGTCGCGCCCCTTGTTTTCGATAAGCTCGATTTTAGCCGATACGGTGTGTATCTCGCGCCCCCTGTCGTCGACCTTCGACACGGTTTGCACTTGCTTTAGTGTTCCAATTAACTGATGTTTGCTCATGGCTTTGCTTTTTTACTTTTAATTATTTACCGGCGCTCGACCCCTCGCCTTCACCCGGGCTTGCCCCTGTCCCTTCGTCTTTCTTTGGTGCTTCCTTCTTTTCAACCTTCGTGGCAAAATCTTTTCGCAATGCCTCGAGGTCGTTTGTTGCCAACTTCATAAGCTCTATAAAGTCGGTAATCTCTGCCACGGCGCTTTCCGGGTCCGACACGTCAAGGTCAAACTCGAAGGTCACTTGGTTGCTGTACCGAAAGCGTCGCGTTTCGTACTTCTCAATTTCGTTTGTTTCTTTTTCTTTTGACATGATGTTTTTATTTTAGGTACTCTCTTTTAAGTTGAGGTAAGCAGTCGAGTACCGCCTTTACGTCTTTTTGTGACACTTTCGACGACCGGCTTATGAGCATAACGAGTGTGTCGTACGTTATTCGTGAGTTAAAAAGTACTTCAACTCCGTTTGATACCTTCTCGATTGCCACGGCCAATTCCTCAAGCGTCATTCCCGCTTCCTCTAACCTTTCCTCAAGTTTTTGTGTTTTTTCTTTTGGCATGTTACTTGATTTTTAATTTCTCTTTTAACTGTTCCAACTGCGAGGCAATATCGACCATTTGCCCGGATACAATCACACCGCGCCCATTGCCAAAGTACCGGGTCGCGTATTCCTCAAGCTCTTTGTAAAACTGCGCCCGGTTTTTCATTTTGTTAATGAGCGAGTTTAACACCGTTGAGGACATGATTGTTGCAATTGAAGGCCCGAGGTTTGCGTAAGAGCGGTCGGCAAGGAAATAAAGCATAATCTTTTCGAGCTGTGTTTGGTCAAGTATCTCAAACTCAAGCACGTTTTTTAATTGCCTTGCGTCCTTCGGGCTTATTCTCGGCCGGAAACCCCGGGTCTTTACCGTCATATCGGAAAAGTACTCAATGAGTTGCCGGTGTTCCGACTTTTCCTTTTTCTTGTTTTCTCTCTCTTGTATTTTGCTCATGTTTTTTTCTCTCTCTTAAAACCAACAAAGCCCGGCCGTTGGCACGGTTCCGGGTCTTTGGGGGGTGTTGCCACCCATAACCATTTTACCGTTCCAACTTGATTGTTTCAATTGTACCATAGTCATTGCGGTTAGAATAAATCAAACTTTGTGGGTATCTTGGGGACACCGTAAAGGCCAATAAGATAACTGCGCAACTGGTCCCAATCTGCCTTCGGGTATTTTTCCAAGTCCTCGGCCGTCGCTCGCATGAGCGCGACATACTGATTTTTTTTCTTTTCGAGGTTGCCGGCGTCTTGCCATTCGTCTACGTCATGCGCCCAAGCACAAATGCTTATAGTCGCCCACTTTTCGTTAATTTGTTTGCCACCGTGGATAAAAGCATGCTCGAGCGTCAACCGTCCCCGGCAAATGTGGTCGTTAAAGTACATGTTCCGCATACAAAAGTGGTATGCCGGGTCCTCTAACATTTCCTTTTTCATTTTTTCGGGTATTGCTCGCATACTTAATCTTTGTAGTTACAGTTAAGGCAAATGTGGCGCTTCTTTGCCGCCGGCACAAATGACCCAAAGAATAGGGCAATGCCGATAAGCAAAAGCATGAGGCCTACAATGGGTATCCAAATGAGGAAAAGCCCAAGTGGCGCCGCCACGCTTCCAATTATTCTTGCTAGTTTTGCGTGCGTGTACAGTTTGAATTGTCCGCACTCGTTACATTTTTTGCTCATGTTTTTTATTCGTCTTTATCTCTTACCAAGTAAGCCAATTGATTGTCGCGCAAAAAGTCCTCAAGCCACCTTAATTTTTCTGCGTCAACAATCGGGTCAATTGTAATTATAACTTTTTTCATGGTGCTATGCTTGTCCGCGCTCTTGTACTCGGGTCTGTATCATTTCACTTTCCCGCCAACGCACGGTTGTTTGTATAAACATGACGATACGGTTGCACATGTCGGCCGCCGAAGCGTAGTACTTTGCTCTTTGCTCGAGGCGTAATGCGTCAACTTCCGCGTCTTGTGTCGACCTATACGCGGCCGCCTTGGCCGCTGTCACTGTGTCATGCTCGCTTTTACCGGCAAGCACCAAACCGTCGCGCAAACTTTTGTATGCCATTTCGGCGGTCCGGTACTCGCCCCATGCCGACGTTGCTTTGCCGTCAAGTACACCGGCTAACGTCGACAACTCCATACCTCGACGCAATAGCCAGTTAACATCATTGGTATTGCTTCTTTGGTATATCTCGCGGGCGTACGCGTACACCTTACCTACGGTCTTGTCGCCTTTCTCGAAGCTGTCCGGGGTTTCCAATTTCTCAAGTAGCTTTGCCCGCTTTTTTTCGTAATCTTGAAATATGCTCATAATGTTTTTTTATCGCTCACCGAAGTTGGGCATTTGTGCCTCAATTTCAATTTCTTTTAAGCACTCGGCGTATGCCTTCGAGTATTTGTGAAAGCGTAGGCCGGCGTCCTCACCGTCTTTAATGGCGTGGGTCATGTCCTTGTAAAGCTCGTTGGCTCTTTCCTTCATAACCTTAAGCCGTTTGTTTTCCGGGTACTCTATTCCGTCCTCAATGTATCCGTGCTTTTCCTTCCAATCCTCGTACGGTATGCCCGGGTTTTCGTGTTGGTATTTTTCCTCGAGCAATGCCTTTGGGTATCGCTCAATTTTTTGCTCGTCGTTTTTCTTTGCCATAATTACTCGTATTTTTCAAAGTCACCGGATTGTACCCGTGTGACCATATTGTTAATGTCTGCAACCAACATGTCGAGGTCTGCCGCATACTTCTTTACCCAAAACTTGTTTGGTATCCCGTTGCGTCCGTTGAAGCTCTGCAAAAGAAACTTCGGAAACTTCCGGTACTTTATCCAGTATACGAGCGTGTACCACGTCAATTGTCGGTCCTTTCGTTGCTTACGGTCCTTGTCGTAATAAACGCTACTGTTTACACGGTCTTGCGTCCACACGGCACCAAACTTGTTTTCGACAATCAGGTTAATGTCCGGGTCGAGGCCGTCAAACTGTGCGAGTACCGGGTATCTAAGCCCTCGTCCTTGCACGGTAACGCTCTTTTCTGTTTTCTTTTTTGGTAGCTTTATTGTTGCCGGGTGATTAAGCGCATTTTCAATTGCGCGTGCCTTGTCTGAATTAAACCCGGCTTCCTTCAATGCTTTTTTGTAATTGTACTTTGGGTCGCACCATGCCTCTTGAAATATGGTACCAAGGGTCATTGCTTCGCTTTCCTCGTACACCCTCGCCACAAAGTATTGCTCGTAATACTCCATGGGGTCTTTCTCGTACAACTCGAAAGCTGACTTGGAAAGATAGGGTAGTGGCATTTCTAATTTGCTCATAGCTTTTTAAGGTATCCAGTAATTTTGCGCCTTACTGTCGCACGCTGTCGTGCATTGAGTGGCATTTTGTCGACCTTCTCAAGTGTTTGCTCAAGTCCAACTTTATTGTCGCTTATTTTTCCTACACGGTCGAGTGTCGCCCGGTATAGTTTATCGTCTGCCGTTTTCTTTGCTTTAACCGCACGCGTTGTTTCCTTTGGTGCGTCGAGCTTAACGACTTGCTCTTTGTCCTTCGCAAACTTCTTAATGACGTCCTCAACCAAGTGTGCCGGCAATAGCCCAAACATTGCGTTGCGCTGTGCCTTTGACAAAGCTGTTTCAAGTGCAAACCGGTTGTACTCTGTGCTTCCGTTTCCGTCGACAATGCGTTGCCATGGTTCAAACTTCATGCCCCATAGTCCGCCCCCGCCTTCAATGTCAATTGCGTACACTTGTACCTCGACACCCTCTTGGCCATACATTGTGACGTCGCGTTGAATAATCGGCGGCTTGTCACTCACTTGTATAATGTGGCCACTCTTTCGGTCCCGGTTAATTACCCGGACCGCTTCACGTACACCAAGGTACGATAGGCCTTGTATTTTGTCGCCGTCTTTGTTTTCGTACTCGTACACTAGGCCTTTTGACGTCTGCCCCAAAAGCTCTTGGCCAATAAGGCGGTCGTCGGCCAACTCACTTGCCACGAAAAATTGGGCGTCCTTCTTTACCGGGCTAGTGATTTTCACCAACCCGGACGCCTTCTTTTTGCGCGTGGTCTTTTTCTTTTTTGTTGTTTTTTTACTCTTGCTCATGGTCAACTTCTTTAATGGTGACGCGTGGTGCAAGTTCCTTTTCCTCGAAGGCCGCTTGCTTCACGTCAACCGGGATAATGCCTTGCTCTACGGCTTCCTCGATTTTCTTTTTGTCGGCCTTTTCCTCAACAACAATTGCTTTGAGGTCGTACAGTTTCTTTTTAACTGCCGGTGATACTTTCTCGAGTATCGTTTTAACGTTGTAGCCCTTGCTAAATGCCGGTGAGTACGTCACCCGGACATGCTCGTTTGCTACGTTCATTTTTAAGTTGTCTTTGACGTCCTCTTTAAGTGCGGCCTCGGCGTCTGTTACTGCTAGGCGTAGCACGTCGTATTCGTCAAAAAACTTTGCATGCTTTTTGCGGTATTCCGCAACGGCAAGCATAGCGGCCGTGTACTTTTCTAATGTTTTTACTTTGCTCATGTTTTTTATTTGCTCTTTAATTTTTTAATACCTGTGCCGGGCTTTGGGTAAAACAATTCTTGAGGGTATCCGGCGTCAACCTCAAGTCGCATACAACGCGATTGCCGTTTTTTATCTTGTCACCGTACATTACGCCGCCGTTATCAAACGCTTTAATGACGTTCGCACTCCATTTGGTGTACAAAATCATTGTGTCGTTTAGTGGCGTCGTAAGCACTATGGCCAATATGTCGGCCCCGTTTGGTTTAATTCGTACTTGCTGAATATCCCAAACAAGCCCCTTTTTCAACTGCTTGTACTCGGCACTTTTGACCTCGACCTTTATGTGGTCATTAACTAATAAATCGTAGTCCGCTACCCGGGCCACGTCTTTGACCGAGTACCCATTGCGCCACAATTGCTCTTTTACGGCAATCTCGGCTTTCCTTCCGTTTTCTTTTGCTTTCGTACTCATGTTTGTAATTATACTCTATAAATCTTTTATACTCAATAATCAATGTGGATAACTACCAACTCACCCGGTCCGGCCGGTTACACCGAGCGCATACGTGCATTGGTGTATTCCGGTCAAATGGTGTGGTAAGCGACCACTTGTGCCAACCTATAAGGCAAAGTAGTTTTCCAAACATGGTTAATTTTGAGCCAGTGGGTAATACTCGCCTTTTCCAATAGCTCGGTACTCGACCGTTACCAAGCCGTGTTCTATGTTTCCAATCTGCTTAAAAGCATAACTGCTCAAGTCAAGCGCACGGTCCGGGTGTACGCTTTCGTCGGGTCCGTAATCGTTAATAAGCACTTCAACCGTCTTTCCGTTTTCAATGTTTGTAACCTCAACAAGTGTGCCGCGCTCAAACTCTCGGCTTGCGGCCGTCGCATGGTCCAAACTCCAAGGTATACCGTCAAGCTCGTAATCGTACCAACTCGCAATTGTTTGCTGTGTTTCCTCTATGGCTTGCGGTTCCTCGGTAGGTGTAATTGTAGGGCTACATGTTGGCTCGGGTGCAAAAAACACTTTTGTACCCAACCAAACAACCGCCACCGTCACAACGATAAGGTAAAGAAGCAACCAATAGGCCAACTTCTTTGCTCGCTTTTGCTGTGCTGTTACTTTTTGTACTTCGTTTGGTGTCATGTTCATTTTCTTTTAATGGTTAAAACAAGTCGCCGTCATGGTAGCCGGCAAAGTCTACCCACTCCAAAGGGTTGTATGTTCCCATTGCGTCGCGGTGGTCGTCTTTCGGTGCCTTCCGGTGCTTGCGTTCATAATCTGCCACACGTCGAGTATACGACGTGCGTACACTCTCAAACGTGGTTGTTGTGTCCGGGCGGTCAATTATATTGCCGCGCCAAACGATTGTGCCAGTGGGTACCTCTTTACCTTTCAAGGCCTCGAAGCCCCGCTTTGTAATTACCCACGTACCTTTTAATTGCTTGCCCTGTTCTCGGTACTTTGCTATAAGCCCGAGCTTCGAGCATTTTGTTGTGCGGTGCCGCACGGCGTCGCTAACGTCGAGCGTTGGCACATGCACCTTGTTGGCCTCTGTGAAGCTCATACCGTCGCTCACGCGTCGTTTTGCCTCTTGTGCCATGCCAATTACCAATGCCACGTCCAATACGTCAATTTTGTACTCGTACTGGACCATTGAGGCACTACAATTGGCGCACCGTGCTTTGTCCTTCAACTCCGGTATGTTGACGTACACGGTTGCCAACAACCGGTCGTGGTCTTGGTGTAAGCTCGGGTCGTTTTCAAGTATCCCGGCTACTACTTGCACCATTGGTTTAATTTTTCCGGGGTTGTATGTTTTGCTCATGGTGTTTTTAATCTACTCTTTCCAACTTATACTCGAGTATTGTTATCTTTCGACGTTTGCCGGTGATTGGTACGTGCATGTTCATTGCCGCAATCGTCGTCCAAAAGAAGTTTAGGAAAAGCGTGCAATTTTGGCATGTATCACTCGGCGTGCCGTCCTCGTTTGTGTAGTATGTTTGTGACCCACACTCTTTACAGTTTCTTGTTTTTTTGCTCATGTTTTTTTATTCGTTATGCCACTCGCCACCACATACACACCCGTGCGCGTCGCACCCGTCACGGCGACAATCGCTTTTGCATATATGGTCGCAATTTGCTACCTCTGCAATCGACCGACCTTTAAGTGACGAGGTACGGACCCCACCAAAGCCGGCGGTCACAAGGTCTTTTAACATTCCTTTGTAATTGAAGTTTTGTGTTTTGCTCATAATTTTTTATTCCACGGTTGCCGGACAAGGTGCGGTCCCAATGTCGGCCATGTGCGGCTCACCCGGGTACACCTGTTCCATTGTTGTTACGTCCTCATGCTCGCCGTCGACCCCACCGCAATACTCGCATACTTCGCGGCCGTCACCGCCGCATGCTTCGCATTGAGTGTCACCGATAAGCGGCGCGTCGCAACATGCTGATAATGTTTGCTCGATTGTTTTTGTCATGCTCGCTTTAGAATAAACTTATAATGCTTTGCAACACGCCCCGGTAATGCTCGGTGAGCATGTCGCCGCCTTGGTAGCCGGTGGCCACCATAAGAAGTACAAAGAGTAAGCCGAAAATGTATATGCTCGCGGCAAACCCTAGTACGTCGATAATTTGTGACTTCATATTTTTGTTGCCTTAATAGTAATCTCTTTAATGCGCTTCTTTTTGAGTGGTCCTTGCCGCAATTCCTTAAGCGCTCTTGCAATTGCGGTATGCACGCTCGAAGCGTTGGCCCGCACTTCCCACTCTTTCGGGTACGGGTCATACATACTGACCTTGATAATGTAATTGCTCATGGTCAATTTCTTTTCCACTTAAACACAAACTTTTTGTCGTAGCGGCCGCCGTTGTGTTTTCGGCAACATTCGCCACAAGCAATTTTGCTTCGTCTGTGTCTTTCGACCGTTCGACCGCAACCCGGGCATGTGCCTGTAAAGGTTGCTGTTGGTGTCACCACGTCGTCGCCGTAACAACGTTGCGGGTTACACCCAACCGACATTGCCGCGACTTTCCACTTTTGCCCGTGGCCCACACCGGGGCCGGCAAGCGCGTGTGCAATTTCGTGCAATATCGTATCGCGTACTTTTTCCTCACTGTTCAACTTGACCAGTACGCGCGACAAGTTGATTTGCTTTGCTCGATAAGCGCAACGTCCGAAGCGGCGGCGTGCGTCGTCAAAGTGTAGCCGCCACCCGGTCAATTTATGCTCGTCCATGAGTGCCTTTGCAAGCGCTCTTGCTTTGGTGA